CATCCTTTATGGGAGGCTATATTATCACCTGCTGAAGCTGATATCTTACAAGAACGTTTAAATAGACCAACAGAATAATGGCATTAATATTCATTGCAGAGAATCATGAGTATAAGACCATTGAAGAGGAGAATCCGGTAAAAGACTGGATCTCTGCTACGACTTTTGTTGGGCATTTTAAAGAACCGTTTGATGCTAAGATTCAAGCGGAGAAGTCTTCCAAGAATAAGAAGTCAAAGTGGTATGGCATGACTCCTGAAGAGATTCAGCAAGCATGGACAAACGAGGCTAAGAGAGCTACGGATTTAGGTACGTGGTATCATAACCAAAGAGAGTCTGATTTGTGTGAGTTGTCTACGCTAGTAAAAGATGGTCTTGAACTACCTATCTTTTCTCCTATAGAAGACAAAGGTGTTAAGGTAGCCCCATCACAAAAACTTGTTGATGGTATCTATCCAGAACATATGGTGTTCTTGAAGTCAGCTGGTCTTTGTGGTCAGTCTGACTTGGTAGAGATAGTGAACGGGTATGTAAATATCACAGACTACAAGACTAACAAAGAGATTAAGTTAGAGTCTTTTAAGAATTGGGAGGGAGTATCTAAAAAGATGAAGGCCCCACTTTCACACTTAGACGATTGTAATTATTATCACTATGCTTTACAGTTGTCATTGTACATGTATATTATCTTAAAGCATAATCCTAAGTTAAAACCAGGAAAGTTAACCTTACACCATATACAGTTTGAAGAAGTTGACCGTGATAAGTTTGATAATCCAATTACTGCTTTAGACAATGATGGTAATCCTGTATTAAAGAATATAGAACCATACGTAGTACCTTATTTAAAAGATGAGATTATTTCTATGATTAAATACTTAGAGGACTTTAGACCAAAATTTAAAAAGAAATGATCAGATTATTTGACGTACAAAACGGTAAAGTCATAGCCTCAGAACACTGTTATACACTTAACTTTTTAAGTTGTATCATGGAGGAGTATAAAGAAGATGCTGTAAAAGTATACACGTATCTTTTTTATATGACCTGCCCTAATCCTGATTTAAATCCGTTCTTTGACGTACCAGAAAATGACAAGGAAGAGATGATACTTAGAGAGATAGATGCAGAGTTTTCCACTGAAGATGACATGATAAGACATGCTTTAAAGATGTGTGAGACTTTATATCAAACTCCTACATATAGGGCTTATATGGGTATGAAATCTATGTTAGACCGTTTAGGTAAGTATATGGAAACAACAGAGATTGAACATGGACGAGATGGTAATATCACAGCCTTGATTAATGCTGCTGCTAAATTCCAACAAATACGAGATGGATTTAAAGCTACTTATAGAGATCTAAAAGAAGAACAAGAAAGTACAGTACGGGGTGGACAAAACCTTGCGTATGATTCTTAAATCTTTTATATTGCATAAGCATACTGTAGTGTGATGAAACTGGCAGACGTGCCCTCCTGTCTCGGGGGTGTGGAGTAACTGACAAAGGTAGAATAATGGATTGACCACAAGCATGCAATGTTCTACACCTAAAGTCCACTTGGAGGTTCGAATCCTTCCACTACAGCTTAAATAAACATAATATGAGCACATATATTGATCGTTTAAAAATAGAGTATAAAGACTTAGAAGATAAATTAACTAAGTTAGAAGATTTCTTAGCTACAGAAACGTTTACAGCATTAGCTAATGTAGATAAGATTCTTTTAGAAAAACAGTTTGGTATTATGACTGAATATTCTAGAGTATTAAATACTAGAATAAGAAGAGCAGAACAAGATAAATTTGAAGGGGCTGACTGGATTTGACAGGTAAGCGGTTTTGAGAAAATGCAAGCAAGCTAGATGGAAGCTTAATCCTATCAAACAATAAGTGGAAGCACTAAAACTGAAGGAAGAGTTATCTCTTTCCGTCCAACTTACGCTACTGCATTAGCAGCCTAGGTTGATGGGTCTCACTTACCTGGAAACAGAAAGGTGAAAGGTTTAAGATTGTTCAATCTATAAATGAACTGGTGGAATGACTAACTACCACAATGGTTGGTCCCAAATTCTTTGGAGTGTGGTAAGATAAACACTATCCTAAGCTTGTGAATGAATTTATTAAAACATTACTTTGGACCAGGGTTCGATTCCCTGCAGCTCCACACTATTATCAAAACTTGTAATTTTTGTAAGTTTTGATAATTGGATTCTTAGCTCAGATGGTAGAGCACTGCACTGAAGATGCAGGTGTCCCTGGTTCAAATCCAGGAGAATCCACACATAGACCATTAGCTCAGCTGGTTAGAGCGTTGATCTGATACGTCAAAAGTCCCTGGTTCGAGTCCAGGATGGTCTACAAAGAGGATAAAACGTATAGTAGCCTCAAGGGTCCTAGGCCCTACTATACTCCAGGACTTGTAGCTCATCAGGTTAGAGCAACTGACTCATAATCAGTAGGTAATAGGTTCGATCCCTATCTGGTCCACACAAAGAACAAATTAGGTTGAGTTCCTCTAACCCTTTATGGCAGAGTTTTACATATCTAATTCTTAAAGCTTGATCGGGTTTAATGGTGTAAGTACAACCTGCCCTTGCAAAAGGTTAAAACCATAGGATAAGTACCACGTTGGGGAAATGAGCGACCAACATAAGTAGGAATGGCAGAGTGGCCCAATGCACCTGTTTGCAAAACAGAAAAACCGGCGGTTCGAATCCGTCTTCCTACTCTAAATTAAAGGTGACTATTACGTTAAAAGTGATAACCATGTACACATTAACGTGCTGTCTTAAGTATTAGCATTAAGCTAGTAGAAGCGTTATCTACCCGAAGTACAAGGGCTAGTTGATACTATGACCGTAAAGGGATACTGAAGATGTTCAAAGTAGTTTAAATGGTAAGATGACACACATTCAGCCTTTGATTTATAAACTTTTAAAACCAATAAAATGATTACACAAGAAGCACATCCGACAGAACTTACAGCAGGAGAAAAGCTAGTAGGTAAAACATTCAATCCATCAGGAGATGATAAGGTTGCAAAAGCAAAAGCACTATGTGCTGAGTTAGCAGATATGATTTATTTAAATATCAAAGATTCTGCAGAAAACGGAACACTTACATCTTTAAGACATCAGATCTATGATAAAGCTATCATGGATATTTTAGCTGCTCAAATGATGGTTGTTAAATCCTTAACTCTTAAGTAATGAACTTTGGAGAAGCTTTAGAGCAATTGAAGTATGGTCATAAGATGGCCAGAAAAGGATGGAATGGTAGTGGTATTTTTATTAAACTTCAGTTACCAAGACTTGATTCAAAGATGACTAGTCCCTATATCTATATTGATACTACAGGATTAGAAACAGATAACCCAGATGCACCAACAGGACTTGTACCTTGGACACCATCACAAACAGATTTATTAGCAATAGATTGGACACCGGTAACAAATGGATAATACAGTAGAACTAATAGGCTTTTATGGAGGTGATCTTACACATGCACAATCTGCATGGACATCCACATCAAGAGATCTTACAGAAGATAAGAAAGCACGAATGCCTGCATTGCTAAATATGCTTGCAACAGAAGGACATCATACTCCTTTTGAGAAATCATCTTTACATTTTTTAGTTACTACAGATATTGCTTCTCATATACATCTAATCAAGCACCGTATTGGTGTTGCTGTTAACGGAGAATCTGCACGATACAAAGAGTTAAAAGAAGATAAGTTCTTTATACCACAAGATTGGAAAGGTATTACTGCTTCTGAACCTTTATACATTCATGATGAAGATTATAATCGTGAGGATGAGGGTGGTGAGTTGTCATGGAACAAAGGAACTGAGTGGGCATCAATCTTACAAGACTATACTGAAATAGGTAACTACCTGTATCACAACTGTTTAAAAGATTTAACACCTGTTCTTGGTAGAAAACGTGCTAAGGAATCTGCTAGATTTTTTAAAAATTATAATTCTCAGATTACTGCTGATGTTATGTTTAACTTTAGAAGTTTTATGTTATTTCAAAAACTTAGAAATGATGAACATGCACAAGTAGAAATCAGAGATCTTGCTCAACAAATGCTTACCATTGTACAAGAATTACCATGGGAACCATTTAAACACTCACTAACCGCATTCGGATATGCTAAAGAAAATAAATAGTCACAACTATGTGATACATTATAATCAGTATACAAAACTTTGGCATGCAATACCAAGAGATGTATATCAAGAATATTGGAATGGAGATCCAAAAGAAGATAAACGTATTATTACCATGGGTAAATTATGTGATTTATTGGATGCTTTAGGTATAGAAAATGAATAATGAATTAAGTATTTATACAGAAATACCAACTTATCAGAATGGTCAGTGGACAGAAACTGTTTTTTCAACAAGACAGGAGTTTATTGACTATCTGGTAAGTATATTTAAAGTTCCTGGAGAATATGAATTTGACGAGGTAACTGCTGTGTTTAACGAACAGTCAAGAAGATTCAACAAAGATGGGTATTATTGTTCAGCTCCTTTTAAGTCTAAGGACTTTATGTTCTACTGGGACACAGAAAAGAACAAGTGTAGAAAGGGTATAATAGTTAAATCTGGTGAAAAAGAGTGGTATCTTTCACGAGATTATTATATGTGGTTAAATTTTTTACCAATCTATGATAAAGAAGAAAAGAAATTTGGTTTTGCAAAAGTTCGTGATGCACAGTATCACATGGCTTTATACGAAACCTTGGCTGAACTACATTACAAGCATGCTGTTGTTTTAAAGAAACGTCAGATTGCCTCCTCATATTTCCATATGGGTAAGATCATTAATCAGTACTGGTTTGAGTCTGGTGCTGTATTAAAGATTGGAGCTTCTCTAAAAGACTACATAAATGAGAAGGGTTCATGGAAATTCTTAGAAGAGTACAAGAACTTCTTGAATGAACACACAGCTTGGTACAGACCAGCTGAACCTGAGAAGGTTGGTTCATGGCAACAACGTATTAAGATTAGACAAAACGGTAGAGATACCTACCGAGGACTAAAGAGTACTATCAACTTGTACTCATTTGAGAAAGACCCTACTCATGGTGTCGGTGGTCCAGTAACATATTTCTTTCACGAGGAAGCAGGTATTGCTCCTAAAATGAATGATACCTATGGGTTTATCAAGCCTGCCTTACAGTCAGGTTTTATGACTACAGGTATGTTTATTGCTGCAGGATCAGTCGGTGACTTAGATCAGTGTGAACCTTTAAAACAATATGTACTAAATCCAGAATCAAATGGTTTTTATGGTGTACACTCAGACATCATAGACAAGGAAGGTAGTATTGGTGTTACCGGTCTATTTATCCCAGAACAGTGGTCTATGCCTCCGTTTATAGACGAGTGGGGTAATTCCCTTGTTGAGGAAGCTTTGCAAGCCTTAGACGAAGAATTTGCAAGGATGAAAAGGGATCTAGAACCTGATGCTTATCAACTTGCAATATCTCAGAGACCACGTAATATTGAAGAGGCTTTTGCAACAAGAAAAGAATCTAAATTCCCACAAGCATTAATATCAAAACAGATACAACGTATTCAAGATAAAGAGTACAGTATAGAATATGCTGACATCTTTAGAAATGATCAAGGTAAAATCATAGTTAAAGAAACTAGAAAGTTACCTATTATGGAGTTTCCTATCTCTAAAAAGACTGAAGATAAGGA